CAAGAGATATTATGGATATCGTAGGCGGATATACTACTCAGAATTATTCAATTCCTTTGCGCTTTCCAGAAAAAACTGATATTGAAGTGAGAGGAACTGGTGACACTGGTTCAGTTATTTCATCTTCTTTTGATATTATACTAGTAGATAACCCCGCTTAGTGGTTGACAATCCTGCCCAATTATGATATAATATACATTATGGTTTATGATGAAAGATCTTATTGATAAAAAGACAGTCGCCTTGGTTGGAAACAGCCAAAGTTTGTTTGATTATCAATATGGAAGTGAAATAGATGATCACGACGTTGTTATAAGAATTAACGACACGGCAATTTATTACGATAATAATCGCCATTCTCATGGCTCTCGGAATACTATATGGGCATTCTGGGATGTTCTAAAATTTATCACTTCTCAAAAACAATACCGAGGACCAAGAACCGACGAGTTCTTTTCTTCGGGTAAATATCATAAACTTAACTTATTAGGAGCAAATGCAGATAGAGCGTTTGAGTTAGACGATGTAGAGTTTGGTTCTGACATAAAAAGAAAGTGTAAAAAAGAATTAGGTAATCCTTCAGCAGGATCCATATTATTATATTTACTTAACGAATATAATCCTAGATGGGTAACAGTATATGGAATGGATTTTAAAAGAACAAAAACTTTTTCACGCGAACATAATAGTGTTGATAATCAAAGGTATGATTCTTTTTATCGACATAACTTTAAATTTGAAGAAGAATACGCAAAGCAGAAATATTTTTCGCAGGAACGATTTGTAATAAAAGGAAACTGATAATGAAAAACGTGACGGTCATTAATTTCTACGGAGGACCGGGTTCAGGTAAATCTACTGCTGCCGCAGGATTGTTTTACAATATGAAAATCGCAGGCTATAATGTTGAACTGACAGATGAGTTTGCTAAAGAATGTGTTTGGGAAGGTAACATTCCAATGCTTCAAGACCAACTCTGGGTTCTTGGACATCAACATAGAAAGATATTACGATTAGCTGATAAGGTAGATTATATTATTACTGATAGTCCTGTCTTGTTAAGTCCAATATATCGCGGTCGTTATGGTGAAAGCTTATATTCAGATATAATTGACAAGATGGCTTTAGAGTGTTATAATTTATATAAGACAAATATTAATTTTATGTTAGGTCGTCAAGGTGACTTTGAACAAAAAGGTCGTGCACAAGATCTTGAAGAGTCATTAGAAATTGATGCTGCTATTGTCCATCAATTTGAAACTCTGGATATTCAATATATAAAATTACAGTCCGAAGATAACGCTCGAGCGGCAATGAGGTATATACAGCGATTATGAATATTGAAAAGAAGATGACTCATATATGGATTGGTCCTAAAGATCCTCCATTAAAATGGATGAATACTTGGAAAGAGAAAATGCCAGATTGGGAATATAGTATATTCACCGATGAAATGCTACACAATCGTAAATGGTATAATCAACATTTAATAGAAGAATATTATCGAAGAGGTACTTGGGCAGGTGTTGCTGATTTAATTCGTTATGAGTTAATTTATGAGAGAGGTGGATTTTGGCCTGAAGCAGATTCAGAATGTTTACACGATGTATCTGAATTATTTGTTCAAGACCCAAAGTTAGCTTATACTGTATATGAATGTGAAAGAGTATTACCAAAATCAATATCACCAATCATGGCAGCAAACCCAGGTAATAAATTCTTGGATATGATTCTAAGAAACTTACATCAATTGAGACCAGCACAATTACACGAAAAGCCTCACGAATCAACAGGAAACTTTTTCTTAGCAAGGTTATTAGATTTTAATAGAGACAAATTACATATTTTTCCATCCCACTATTTCATACCTCAATGGTATAGGCAAGGTTATCCAAGATATGTAGGACCTGATAAAGTTTATGCAGAACAGCATTGGGGTTCAACTGCTCTTGATGGCGGAATGCCGTGGTTAAAAGATTATTCGCAAGGAGTGTAAATGTACTTATCAAAGAAGTATAAAATTTTAGTATTAAGAACGCCAAAGACAGGCAGTAGTAGTTTATCTGAATTTTTAATTAAAAATATTGACGACCCTGATGCAATCTATACAGAGATTGATGATACAGGAATTCCTGGTACTTTAAACGAACATATTGTAAATCGTAATCGTCCTTTTAAATATTTTCATTTTAGCTTAAATGATTTAATTCGTGAAGGAGTTATTACACCTGATATTATAATGAATTATCGTTGTATTAGTGTATTAAGAAATCCTGTAGATAGACAGAAAAGTTTTTATTATTTTATGAAAAAGTGGTGGGCACCAAATACGGTTGCTACTCTTGAAGAATATAAATCATTCTCACCTGACGGATATTCGTTAAGACGTGAATATAATACAATGCTTAAACAAACAGATTTATTAATGTATGAAGGTAAATTACGTGGTGAGTTTTGGTTATACGAAAATTTAGAAACAGAACTTAACAAATTGATGGAAGATTTAAATATAGAAGTAAAACATCCAATGCCGCGGCATAAGTCAGGATTTAGAAAAGACCGTCACGCAGAGATTGAATTTGATGATGAAGTAATGAATAGTTTACGTAATCATTTTAAATTAGATTTTGAAACATATGAAGAATTAACAAAGTGAAAGCATATATCCTAAGACATGATGATCCGAAGTCTCACGAGTACGCAAAGATGTGTGCTCAAACTTGTGACGTGATTGATTTGAATTGGGAATATTTTGATGGTTGGTCTAATTGCACGGGTCGTATGGCTTGGTGTGAAACTGGTATTCGTATGAAGTTTTACGAACCTATGATGGAGATTGATAATCCAAACCAACATCAAAAGGCAAACATTTGTTCAGCTGGGCATGGAGCAATATGGAAAAAGATTGCTGATGGTGATGATGAAGTTGGTATTGTATTAGAGCACGATGCTTTAATGTATTATAAACCAGATATACATGTACCTGATAACTTAATCGTTGCTCTTGGTTATAAATTACCTAACTATCATGATTATAGATTTTTAGATGCCAAGAACGAACCTAGAGAATTAATACCTATTGCTGGGCATGAAGGTGCTCATGCATATATGATGACAAAATTAACAGCAAAGAGACTTGTAACAGAAATAGAAAGACACGGTATATTAGGTGCTGTTGATAATGCGTATTTCATTAAAGGACAACGCAGAACAAAGGTACCTTTAGCAATTATGTCACCAACACCTGCTATAGGATATTTAAGAGAATCTACGATTTGGAGTCAATCTGCGAACAGAAACTATAAATTTATTGACACATTCGCAAAATATTATAAATAAAAGTACTAGCAAATTAAATTTAGGAAAATATTAATGTCAAGCTTATTAGAAAAAGATACGACATCGCCATCAGCGGCATCTGTTGATGACCAAAGAGACTTTGATAATATCAAAGACACTGATAATAAAGATATTAAAAAGCGTAAAGATAAGAAGAGCGACCAAGATACTGGTAAAGGTATTGTTAAAAAGGACTCAGCAAAATCTTTTGACGCAGACAAATATGTCGATACCGAACCTACAATCAAAGAGGCTGTTTCAGGAACCGCAGTTATCACATTTGGTAGAATGAACCCTCCGACAGTAGGCCATGAAAAACTTGTAAATAAAATTATTTCTGTTGCTATTGATGAAAAAGGTACCCCGCTAGTATACCTTTCAAAAACACAAGATGCAAAGAAAAATCCTTTAACATACGACCAAAAATTAAAATATGGACAATCCCTGTTTGGCCGGAAGTATGTTGTAAAATCTAATGCAAGGACAATCATCGAAGTAGCAAAAGAATTACAGAAAAGTTATTCAAGGCTCGTCGTGGTTGTAGGTTCAGATCGCATAGACGAATTCAACACTCTCTTACAAAAATATAACGGAAAAGATTATACTTTTGATTCTATTGAAGTTGTATCTGCAGGTGATAGAGATCCTGACATGGATGATGTTTCAGGAATGTCAGCAAGTAAGATGAGAGCATATGCTGCAGATAACGATTACGCAAGTTTCAAAAAAGGTGTACCTACAAGAAACGAAAACCTCATTAAATCTTTATTTAACGATGTTCGTAAAGGATTACGTATTAACGAAGAATTAAATTATAATGTGGACCAATTCCTTGCTGAAAGAGTAAAGGATGGTAAAGTAGATCCTTTATCACCTATGGGTAAGACAAAATTAACAGGTGCTGAAGTTGCTCAATATTATAAAAATAATCCTAGAGCAAAGTCTGCAGCCAATCGAGACGACAAAGTTAAGTTAGGAATTGAATTAGCATTAGACCTTTCAGGCAATATGAATTATGCAGTGAAAGAAATTGATAAACTCAAAAGAAACCTTTCCAAACATCCTGAAGTTCAAAAAGCATTAAGACATGCAAATGAAGAAGTTAATCCAGATTTATATCGAGCAGCTTCTATCCAAGAACGTTTACAAAAAGAAGACGATAAAGAATCAAAGAAACAAAAGCAATCACCTGGATACTATAAAGGTTTAGGTAATTCAACAAAAGATAAGCGTCAAGCGCAATTCGCAAAGCAATCAAAAATGGATGATGATAATCCAAAAGCATATGAACCTGCTCCTGGTGATGCAACTGCCGAAACAAAACCATCTAAGCATTCAAACAAATTTAAGAAAATGTTTGGTGAAGCAGTTAAAAGTAATTTAGAACGTGCAGGTTTAAAAAGACCACATCAATTATTAAGACAAGATAATACAGTTAACTTTGACTATAGATTTAAAATGTATGGAAAGGCAAAGGAAATAGAAGCCGTAGAAAAATCAAGAGCTGAAGTTGAAGCTGAAATAACAGAACAAAGAATCCGTGAATTAGAAAGTTTAATCGAGCAAGTAGAATTCGTTAGTGAAAAATCAAATCCTGAAAAATCTTTAAAAGATAAAGCAGAAAAGAGTGGAATGCCTTACGCAATATTAAAGAAAGTATTTGATAGAGGTGTTGCTGCATGGAGAACAGGTCACAGACCTGGTACAACTCCTGTTCAGTGGGGATTGGCAAGAGTGAATAGTTTCGCAACAAAATCACCAGGCACTTGGGGTAAAGCTGATAAAGACTTGGCTGATAAAGTTAAATAAATGGATAGTATAAATAATATTAACGAAACTGGTGGAGCTGGTGATTGGGGAACTGATAAGGCTCGCGCAAGATTACAAAAGGACACTCCAGGACAAGAGATTACTAAAGGAAAAAAGATGAAAACTTTTAAAGATATATTAAATAACATAGACGAGTCTTCTACAAATATTAAAGAAACTGCTACTGAGGTAGTTGAAGTTCAAGAGGCAATGTCTGAAAAAGATAAAAAGAAAAGACTTGCTATGATTAGACAGGCAGTTGAAAAGATTAATAAGCAGAATGCTGATAAGGCAAAGAAAGATGCACTTGCTATGATGAAAGCATCAGGTATGTTTGATGAAGATGCCGAACTTCAAGAAATTAGAAAAGCCCCACAGATTAAACATTTAAATATTTACGGTTCCGAGATTAGTGGTTTAAGATCTGGAGGTAAATATTATATGGCAATGGCAATTGATATGAGAGGCAAACTTATGTATAAAGTAATTGATGAGTTTGGTTCTATTGAAACCATTGACCTTAAAACATTCGCAAAGAGGTTTGGATAAAATGAAAACATTAAGAGAGGCATTAGCCGAAGTAAGAAATAATGAAACTAGAAAATTAATGGAAGTAGGACCACGCGGTACTAATATTTCCGTTCAAGTAAAAGGCTTTCGTGGCAACCTACAAAAGTTTGACCAAGAAACTGCAGATAGCATTGGATATAATCTAGGTGCTTTACTTGATATTGATACTGATTCTGCAGAAGTAACTTATAAAGGCGATATTGCCATATATACTTTTGATGAAGATGAATCAGGTTATTCTGACGGTGATGTAAAAATGATGTTTAGAGAAGCATTAAGAACAGCAAAAGATAGAACAAAATATTCAAAAATAACAGCAGACAATTTCAAAAAGTTTGATAGTACTGATGATTTCCCAGGCAGAGATCCTATTGATGAATATTACGCTGAAGCCCATTACAGAAATATGGCAAACGGTAAAGGATTTGTTTACGGAGTTAAATTAGTATAATGAAAACCTTCAGGGAACTTTTAGAAAGCTTAGAAGAAAAGTTAAAAGTTTCTGATGGACTTGGGGCTTGGATTGATGACTTTATGAAATCAGATGCTCCACAATTTAAAGGTGCAGATAAAGAAAAGCGTCGAGATATGGCAATCGCGGCCTTTACTGCCGCAGGTGGTAAACTTGACGAAGGATCCGAATCGTGGGAAGATGGATTCGAAAGGCGTGTTGTAAAGACAACAAAACCTGAACATAAAAAGGATGGTTATAATTGGCGTATTAAAGGCAAGGATAAAGACCATCTATCAATCAAATTATATAAAAATAAACCTGACTTTGCTGAGTTTAAGAAACAAATGAAGAGAGTCGCAGGACACGAATTCGGAGGATAAACGTGGAAAAGAAATTAGATGCTGAGACCAAAAAGATAATTGATGGTCGCACAAAAGAATTTAGAGAAAAGCTTGCTAAGTTAGCATATGAAAAGATTAAAGCCCAGCTTGCTCCAGAAAAGGAACCATTAAAAGGTTACCCGCATAACGAAGAAGTTACAATTAGTTTAGACGAATCTGTATTAGTTGAAAAGTTAAGACTCAGAAGCCCAAACAAAACAACTACAATTGATATTGACTACATTGGAAGTTCATCTGATATTAACCAATCGCAAAGAGAATACAATATCAAAATTAAAAAGACAGGTCGTCAAATGGCTGACATTACTGGTAAGAAAGGCGATATTGTTAAGTTCTTACAAGGCGATGCATATGCAATGGATGATGAAGATATCGAAGATATTTTTCCAGAATTACTTGAAGGTGTTAAACAAGTTGAAAATATGTTTGGTTTACGTGCAACTGATTGGCGTAAACTTGTTAAGAAACACGCAAGACATATTGATGCATTCCAAAAAGGTCGTAAAGATTTGCCTAAAAATGTTGAAGACGAACTATTAACTTGGGCAATGGATAACGGTGAAGTTCAAAGCAAAGACGATGCCGAAGACTTCATTGATATTATTCTCAACGCATAAATTTTGTTGAAATTATTATTATGAAAAGTATATCTGAATACAGAAGTGCAACCCTTGAAGAAGAAACCTCTGAACTTTCCTACGAGGAATTGCATTGTGTTGTATTAGGTACAAGTGAAGGTGAAAAAACTTTCGCAGGATTAATGGAAGAAGTATGTACTAAAAAAGATATACGTTTTGATTTTGTTGATGTTAAGAAAGCTTGGATTACCGGTGCTGATATTGAAATCGGTAAAGTAAAGATTCGTAATATTGACGGAAAAGATACAGACGTCGAAATAGAAACACATAACTCAATTATCTTTATTAGAGCAGGAGCTATTGAAACTTTATCCTCTCAATCAATGGTTTCTTCTTTACAGGATATTGGTTTCTTAGTTGTTAATGATTTGGATTCAATGTTAGTTTGCGATAACAAAATGTCCAACGCGTTAATGATGGAAAGAAACAATATTCCAATTCCAAAAACATCCATTATATCAAATGAGCAATCTATTGAAGATGCTCATAAACGAATAGGTGGTAAATTCCCTGTTATTATAAAAACCTTGAAAGGTACGCAAGGTGTTGGTGTTATGAAGGTTGATAGTGAATCATCTCTTAAAGGTGTATGTCAGTCATTATGGAAATATGATGCTGATTTGTTAATACAAGAATTTAAAGAAATGAAATCTGATATACGTACTCTTGTTATCGGTGGTAAAATATTAGCATCAGCAGAAAGAATAAGAGAAGAAAGTAATAAGGACTTTAGAAACAACGTCCACCTAGGAGCAAGAACAGAACCATATAGTTTATCAAAGAATGAAATTAATGTAATTAAGGCGGCCGCTCGTGCAAGTGGTGCAATGTATTGTGGAGTTGACCATGCAATGGTTGACGGTAAACCTTATATCTTGGAAGTAAATGGTTCACCTGGTATTCGTTCTCACTTTGAAGGATATGATCCTTGGACCGAAGAAAAGCAAGGCAAGATAACCGACAAGCAAGTATTAGAAAGGATTATACAATTCTTTTCCAAAGATGTCAATAGACGACCTGTATTTAGACAAGAAGCAGGATATATTGAAACGATTATATTTAAAGGCATGGAAAAGAATCCTGTCCGTGCAAAGTTTGATACAGGTAATAGTGCAAAAGCAAGCATGTTACACGTTGACAGTATGGATGTGAAAAACAATAAAGTAACTTGGACTAAAAACGGATATAAGTTTGAAGATAAATTATTATACATCTCAAAACCAATGAGAGGTCAAAAACCATTTGATGAAAGACCTGTTATTGAACACGAGATATATTTTAATAATAAGAAGCACATTGCTGAAATTGCATTATCATTAAAAGATACAGCATCAGAGATGTTGGTGAATAGAAAGTTAATGACAAAGTTTAAAGTTGCTGTTAATCCAAATAGACGATTTATATTATCAAACAAAACAGCAAGAAACGACGAATCGGATCACTAATGAAAAAATTTACAGATTGGAAACATGAAGGTTTTGGATTATATGAAGGAGTAACAGTTCCTTTAGAAACTCCAATGATTGAGCTTGACGAAGAACCTGAATTAAATAAACCAAAGCGTTCAAGTGGAGATAAGAAATATGTTGTCTATGTTAGAAACCCTGACACAGGTAATATCAAAAAGATTGAGTTTGGTGATGAAAAAGGTGGCCTCACAGCTAAGATTAATGATAGAGAGGCAGCAAAGAATTTTGCATCAAGACATAATTGCGATACTAAAACAGACAAACTCAGTGCTGGATACTGGGCATGCCGATTACCAAAGTACGCAAACGAATTGGGACTCAAAGGTGGCGGAGATTATTTCTGGTAAGCCATATATAGATAAAGAAGATATTCGTATCTTTGATGTTGAACAACCCGATGAAGAATTTGTTTGGCATAGAGATAATGAAGATAGAATTGTTGAAGTATTGAGTGGAGATGGATGGCAATTTCAGCCTGAAGGATCTTTACCTATATTATTAAAACCTGGGATTGGTCTTACAATAAGAAAAGGCGAATACCATAGATTGATTAAAGGCGTAAACAATTTGGAAATCAGAGTTACTAAATTGTTATAAATAAACATATTAAACTAAAAAGGAATAAGTTAAATGGCAGACGGTAGTTTTAGATTAGTTGACATGGACGACAAAAGTTATAAGAATGCGTTGATGCTGGCCAAGAAAGCAAAACTTAATCCGTTTTCTAAAAAAACTTCAACTGGAATGGAGTTAAGTGTTTTTGGTGATAATAAAGATATAATGAAATTCATCAAAACTTTACCAGAACAATATAACGAGGAAACTAAAATGTCCGATTGGAAAGAAATTATTGAGAGCAAGATTGAACAAAAGATTATGGCTAGATTAGAAGCTGAATCTGGAGATAAGGAAGAATACGAAAAGTTCTTTCAATCTGCTTTGAAAAAATTTGGAGTCGAATCTCCAGCAGAGCTTGATGATGAGAAGAAGAAAGAATTCTTTAACTACATCGATGCAAACTGGAAAGGAGATAACGAAAAGGCCGAGGATACTGAAGCTTCAGATACCCTTGACCCAAAGAAAAAGAAATTAGCTGCTAGCAACTGCGGTAGTTAATTCTATTATATAATAGGAGTAAATTATGTTTTTGATTGAATGGATTAAAAAGCTTTTTGGTCTAAACGAAACTCCTGCTAAAGTAGAACCTATAAATGCAAAAGTAGAACCTGTAAAGGCTGCTGTTGCTAAAGGTCCTAAAGTTACTAAAGCTGCGTTAAATAAATTAACAAAAGCTGGACTTGAGGAAGAAGGTCGTAAAGCAGGAATTGAATTAGACAAACGTAAAAAGAAAGCTGATTTAGTTAATGAACTTTATAAAGTTTTAAAATAAAAATTTATTATTAACGTTAATAAAATAAAAACAAGGAGATAACAATGGCACTATGGGGAAAAACCGATACATTGGCAAGTGCGCCAAAGTGGTTAGAAAACGATGCCAATAACACTAATAAGTCTAACGATATTGACAATGCAGTATTTGTTGACTTAACGGAAGCAGGTGTTGCAGCTAACAGAGCAAAAGGACTCACAGGTCCAGGTTGGTGGTTGTATCATACAGCAAACGGAAGACACTTCGCAGAATGCTTAGTACCTATGAAGGTATCTGCAGTTGATGCTGGTGACTTAGGTGTGACAGGCGATACAGCGGTCGAAGACGCAATTGTAGCTGACAGCTAATTCTAAATAGTTAGCCTTTTATTGTTATGAATTTGACAGAATCAACCTTTCTGCTATACGCGATGAAGAACTATGACAATCCTCAGTGTACTGAGATGTCAGAGTTTGAAGAAGATATTAAACGCTTTCAATATTTGCGTAAGCTCTTTAGTCGTTATCGTCAAGATGGCGATTTAAAGGAAAGGTTAATTCTGAACCATCTCATTGTAATATTCAATGTGTTTGGTCCTACGGCAACAAATATGTTATTTATGCGGCTGCATGAGTATCACGAATTTTTAAAACCGTTCGTGGAATATTTGAACTATATGCCTGAGGTATTAATATATGATGGATTGATGATAAATTCTAATTCTATTGTAGGAGATGAACTTATCGAACTAAGGTTAAAGGAAATATAAATGGTAGATTTATTCTTAGCATATTCTTTTATTAAGAGGTTAGTAAAGCCTTTTAATACTTGGCCTGCGTATAAATTAGGTATTATCGACGAAAAAGGTAATATCTTAATTAAACGTAAGGACTTTGGTAAGAATGAGCAAAAGAAAGCCTTTGGTGTATTTGACCAAATGATATTAAATATCAAAAAGCTTTTAAGTAAATTACCAGGCGGTCAAACAAAATTAGCAAGTTATGCCGCAGCTCTTTGGTTAATTAAAGAAGAGCAAAGAATTGACGCTACAAATTATTTAACTGAAGAATCTATTGAAAAAGATTTAGATTTGGCTTTAGAAAGATTCTTGGAAGAGAACGGCGTGATTATTGCTGAAGCAGCAAAACGCGAAATGGAAGAAGAACCTGTAAATAATGTCGGTGGTGGAAATATTGCCGGATTAGGAGTAGGTCCTGACGGAGAACCAGGAGTTTCTAAAAAGAATCAAAAGAAACACAAGAAACGTATTCGAGATATTATGGGTACGGTAAATGTTAAAGAAGATGCAGTTGCTCAAGCTCAATTAAAGGCAAGGCAAGCATCTGAACTTGAATTGATGAAGGATCGTCAAGACAAGGAAAAAGAAAGAATTAAGTTAAAGCACGCTGCTGAAGCCGAAAGGCAAAAGGCTCAAGATGAAGTTGAAAAAGAGCGTGAGAAACGTAAACAAGAACGCGATAAAGCACGTGCTGCAGCTAAGCAAGCAATGAGTTCGGCGGCAGGTTAATAAAGGGAATAAAAATGAAATCTTTTAAACGTTGGGAAGAAACTTTAAACGAAGCTAAAGTTACTATCGCCAAATTAAGACCTGGTCTAACTGTAACCCCCATGTGGAAAGGACGCAGTGCAAAGAACTATGGTATATCAGGAATGCCTGTTTACGATGGTAAGGTTAAGGTTCTTGGAATGGGAATAGTACCTTTTGGTAAAAAGGCAGATAAGAGAATGGTAATCGGTAAAGATTACAAAGACCTTCAAACCAAGTACAAAGATATTTGGAAGTCTGACGAAATTCGATACGGTCATTTTTGGAGTGCTCAAGGTAGAATGAAAGCTTTCTTTAGTGCAATTGCTCAGTCAGACAAAAAACTTAAAGATGGCTGGGTATGTTGGATTTGGGAAGTAATAGATGGACCTGATAAAGGTACAATACATTATTGCTTTATTGATTCTGATGACAGATGGGCAATTGCATTCTTAAATAAATCTGCAGAATTTGAGATGCTTACTTAATGCCTAGTTATGATAAGGTACTTGAGTTAGCTGAAGTATTAAAGTTTGACTCAGACAACACAATTAAGAAAGTAACACTTAATGTTAAAACTTATGATGTGGCAGTCGGAAGTTCAGTATATGCAGTACAACCTATGGTTGCTGTATTGAGTGCTGAAGATCTTGCCAACTCAGAAATAGAAAAAGTCTCTACAGCAAATACTGCAGTTGACATTGCTTTATGGGGATATGAGTATGCAGGCGGTGATACATATTATGATAATACTATTAAAGATAACGCGGAAAGTATAGTAGCAAACCTTTTAGAATTTCAAGGTACATCTGCTGTTGATATAACGACGTTAACATAGAGAGGAACAAAATGTTTTTTAGAGATACAAAATTAGACAGAGAAGCTGTCTTTGAACAATTAAAAATTGACGAAGGCGTCGTTAATGAAGTTTATCTTGACCATCTAGGTTATCCTACTTTTGGAGTTGGTCACCTAGTATTAGAATCAGATCCAGAACACGGAGCAGAAGTTGGTACACCTGTTGACGAAGACAGAGTAAAAGAATGCTTCGAGAAGGATTTAGATATCGCAATCAGTGAATGCGAAAAATTGTATGAAGAAGGAGTCTTCGGAGACCTACCTGATGAAGTACAACAAATCTTAGTTAATATGATGTTCAACATGGGAAGAACAAGACTAAGCAAATTTAAGAAAATGCATGAAGCCATTCTCAAAGGAGATTGGAAAGAAGCCGCTGTTGAGGGTAGAGATTCTCGATGGCACAAACAAGTTACTAACCGAGCCGAAAGATTAATGGTTCGTTTAGAAAATGTATAAATAATTTTACTAACAATATAGTATGGAGAACATAAAATGCCAGTAAATGATATAATCGCTAACGCGTTGGATAACAATCCACTTAACCTTAAGAAAGCTTTTGATGCTGAAATGACAACTCGTGTAAGAGCTGCATTAAATCAAAAGTATCAAGACATGACTCAGGAACATCCTGAAGTTGAAATGGCAGCTGACCTTGCTGCAGAACCAGAAGCTGAACAATCTGAAGAAGACTAAAAATGTTTAACCAAATATTCATTGGAATTATTTTGGTTCTCGGACTTGGTTCATATTGGTTATATAACGAAAACATAACTTTAAAAGAGAACGCAGTAAAACTTGAAGCTGCTGTTGAAGAACAGAAGGCAACAATGGCTGCTCTACAAGAATCTTTTGAAAGACAAGGACAATCGTTATCTAATCTTCAACGTAATTATAATCAAATAGAGCAAGAGAAGGACCAGTATCTTGCTATATTTGCTCGACACAATTTTGACAAACTTGCAGTTGCCAAACCTGGTCTTATGGAAATAAGATTCAATAATGGTACTGCCGCAGTATTTGAGGACATAGAGAATGACAGCAAAGCTATTAGCGAGCTTGACGCTCCTGACGTTCCTTAGCGGTTGTAGTACCTTAGGTAATCTATTTGGTACTAAAGAAGTTGAGATTGTCACCAAACCAATTAAGATTGAGATTATTCAACCGACACTACCACGTCCTATTCAATTAAACGATCCTAAATGGTATGTTGTATCTGAAGCGGTTATTACAAATCCGTGTAAAGCTACAATTCAATACGACCCTCCAAAATTTAACGACGAAGGTGTTGAGCAATTTAAACGGCCAAAGGACTGTTCTCTCGAAGAGCGCGATAACCCTGACTGGCCCGTAGGTTACACTTACCTTGACAAATTCCTTGACGACATGAAAAAGAAGAACAACGGTGATGTGGTGTTTGTAGCAATGACTGTTGGAGACTATCAATTGATGTCAAAGAATACGCAAGAACTTAGAAGATATATACGAGAGCTTGGAGAAGTAATTGTATATTATCGAAATGTAACTATTGACGACGAACCCGCGGCGGGTATTGCGATTCAAAATAAATCAGATAATAATTGATTTAATCTTAAATTCGTACCTCCTTAATTATAAATACCATTGACATATAATGGATTCTGTGATATAATAACCATATAACTGGAGTAAATATGTCTGACGACCTTAATCACGTCAAGACCGACATTGCTTTAATCAAAAAAGACATTCAATCCATTGGAAAATTCTTTGATAAAGTAGATGACGCCGTCGAAGGAATGCAAGATATTGCTAAGTCCTTGGCAGTGCAGGCACAGATTATGGAGAACTTTCAATCCAAACTAGAATTCATGGATGAAAGATTACAAGACCAACGTCGAATGAACATGGAAGCAAGGCTTGCCATGAAAGAAGAACTTGACGAATATAAGCAGGCCTTTAAAGAAGAGATGCTATCCGCCATGACTGATGGTAAAGAACAGCATCGTTTAATGGCAGAAGAAACAAGGCGTGCTCATGAACAAAGACATAATGAAACTTTAGCAATTATTGATAATATAGTACGTGACGTTAAAGATAAAGTGGCCATACAAGAACAACAGATTAGATCACTTGAAAATTTGAAGTGGTGGATGCTAGGAGCATTTGCCATTATTACTTTCATATTAAATTATGCTGACCTTTCTGTAATATTTCAGAAATAACCATTGACATCCTGCACAAATTGTATTATAATAGTCGCAACGATTAAATTATAAACATTTGGATTTTATATTATGCTTGACTTTGTGGAGATTCAGTATGCCCAGCAATTAGCAGGGCGATTGGACAGATACAAGATTACAAACCGCTCTCCGATGAAAATCAACTTTCGTTGTCCTATATGCGGTGATTCAAAAAAATCCAAATCAAAAGCTCGTGGTTGGCTCCTTGAGAAAGACAACTCCTTGTTCTATTATTGTCACAATTGTGGAGCAAGTCATTCCTTTTCCAATTTTCTCAAGGTGGTCGACCCTTTAGCATATAATGATTATGTTGCCGAAAAATTTATCGGTAAAGCCAATAATACGATTTCAACAGAAACATCAACTCTAGAGAAGACGAAGTTTGAGCAACCAAATTTCTCTCACAGAGATGTGTTAAAAAACTTAAAAAAAATCAGTCAACTCGATTATAATCACCCAGTAAAGAAATATATAGATAAAAGGAGTATTCCTACTAAGCACCATTACCGTCTTTACTTCGCCCCAAGATTTAAAGAATGGATTAACGGAATCATTCCAAATAAGTTTGAGAACGTAAAGAAAGACGAGCCTCGCTTAGTTATTCCTTTTTTAGACAAAGACCGAAAATGTTTCGGAGTCGCAGCTCGAGGGTTTGACCCAGACGGGCTAAGGTATATTACTATCATGTTTGATGATGTACCTAAAATATTTGGACTTGACAAAGTAAACTTTAAAGAAAAGTATTATGTTGTCGAAGGTGCGTTGGATAGTATGTTTTTATCAAATGCAGTTGCGATGGCTGGAGCAGACGGTGGTACTAACGCACTTGAAAATGTGGAGAATGCAGTCTTTGTCTTTGACGCTGAACCTCGAAATAAAGAGATTCATAAAAGAATGGAAAAGTTAATTGACGCAGGTCATAGTATTGTAATATGGCCTAATGATATTGAAGGAAAGGATATTAATGAAATGGTACTCTCAGGTAAAATTAGTTGTGTTGAGAGTTTAATGAGAACAATTACATATAAAGGTTTAGAGGCTAAATTGAAATTTCAACAATGGAGAAGGACATAGATAATGAAGGTTAAATTGATTAGTTATAGTCAATCCCCTGAGTACAACGAATCAGCTCAGGACTTAGTTGCTTATTGTGCGAGAGTAAGCAATCCTAATAATCAAAACAATAAAGAAACATCTGAAAAACTTTTGAAGTACCTTGCTAAACATAAGCATTGGTCTCCATTTGAAATGGTGAGTGCTTGTTTGGAAATTGAAACGACACGAGATATTGCACGCCAATTACTAAGACATCGTTCTTTTTCTTTTCAGGAGTTCAGTCAAAGATATGCTGACCCAACTGAAGATTTAGAATTTGTGGCACGTGAAGCTCGATTACAAGATCCAAAGAATAGACAAAACTCAATCCCTGTAGATTGGGATGATGAATTACATCGAAGAATTAACGAAGACTTTCGTATGAAGCAATTAGCATTTATACGTCAAGCAAAAGAATTATATAACTGGGCAATTGATAAAGGTATTGCGAAAGAACAAGCAAGAGCAGTGTTGCCTGAAGGAAATACAGTTTCAAGATTATATGTAAATGGTACATTAAGATCATGGATTCATTATATTGAATTACGAAGTGGAAATGGTACACAACTTGAACACATTGAACTCGCACGTGCAGTTGCTGAGGCAATATCTAAAATATTTCCTTTATCACAAGAATATTTACAAGAATAATAATAGGAGCAGAGAATGCAGCATTTAGGTATAGAAATAGAAACAAAAAGAGATAAGGAATTATCTGAGCAGTCGTTTAAGCTCTTAAAAGATTATTATTGTAGAGAAGACGAAAAATCACCACAACATGCGTTTGCTCGTGCAGCCGTTGCTTTTTGTGGTGGTAATTTAAAACTTGCACAAAGAATTTACGACTATGTTTCTAAAGGTTGGTTTATGTATGCATCTCCTGTGCTTTCAAATGCACCATTAAAAGGAGAAAAAGCCAAGGCATTACCAATCAGTTGCTTTCTTACCTATGTACCAGACACATTAGACGGTCTCATAGACCATACCGCAGAGCTAAGATGGTTATCTGTTAAAGGTGGTGGAGTAGGTGGTCATTGGTCTGATATTCGTGCAGTATCTAAAAAGGCTCCAGGTCCTATGCCTTTCTTACATACAGTTGATGCTGACATGGTTGCTTATCGTCAAGGAAGAACTAGAAAAGGTTCTTATGCAGCCTATATGGATGTTGACCATCCTGACATTGTAGAATTTATTAATATGCGTATACCTACAGGTGACGTGAATCGTAAAAATTTAAATTTACACCATGCGGTTAACCTTACAGATAAATTTATGGAAGCAGTAGAGGCAGGTGCTCAATGGGATTTACTAGACCCTAATGATAAATCTGTTCGTGAAACAATGTCCGCTCGTAAGTTATGGGAACTCATTTTAGAAACAAGATATAGAACTGGTGAGCCATACATGAACTTCATTGATACGGCAAACCGTGCATTACCTGATGCACAGAAAGCAATGGGTTTAACCATTAAGGGGTCTAACCTATGTAATGAAATTCATTTAGTGACCTCTGAAGAAAGGACAGCAGTATGTTGTTTATCTTCTGTTAATTTAGAAAAGTATGATGAATGGGTAGGGACATCAATGGTTAAAGACCTTATTGTATTCCTAGACAATGTATTACAGTTCTTTATTGATAATGCAGGAGATGAAATTAGTAAAGCAAGATTTTCAGCAACACAAGAAAGATCATTAGGTTTAGGTGCGATGGGTTTTCATTCGTATCTACAAAAGCATTCAGTACCATTTGACTGTGAACAGGCTGTCGGTATTAATGATGCAATATTTAAACATATTAAAGAAGAATCATTAGCAGCTACTTTAGAAATGGGTAAGCGTCGAGGTGAAGCTCCTGATATGAAAGGAACAGGTCGTCGTAATGCTCATATGTTAGCAATTGCACCTAATGCAAATAGTTCTATGATTGTAAACACTTCACCGAGTATTGAACCTTGGAAAGCAAATGCATTTACTTCTAGAACAAGGGTGGGAAGTCACCTAAATAAAAATCCATATCTCGAAGCAGAATTGGAAAAAATTGGTAAGAATACAGATGACGTATGGTCAACCATTATTACAAACGGTGGTTCAGTGCAACACCTAGATTTTTTACATGACCACGTAAAAGAAGTATTCTTAACAGCAATTGAATTAAATCAGTTAGCCTTAGTTAAGTTAGCAGGAGATAGACAAAAGTACCTATGTCAAGGTCAATCATTTAATCTCTTCTTCCCAGCTGGAGCAACAAAGAAAGAATTACACGAAGCCCATTATCAAGCATGGAAGCAAGGGTGTAAAGGATTATATTATTTAAGAACAGAAACATCTAATCGTGCAGAAAACGTATCCCAAAAAGTGGAACGCGAAAAGTTAGATGATATTATTAACCCAAACTCAATTAAGTTCAGCAACGGCTCGGAGGAACAACAAGATGAGTGTATCGCCTGTGAAGGATGATAGAAAAGTAGGAAAGAAAATGGAAGTACTAATTTATACCAAATCAAATTGCCCTTTTTGTGAAAAGGCAAAGGCATGGTTTAAACAACACGGATTCGGATATACACAAGTTGTATTAGATGACGAAGAACAAAGATTGGCATTTTATCAAAAATTTAGTAATGGAAAAGAAGTAAGGTCAGTACCTCAGATCTTTATTAACGATGAGCATATCGGTACATATAATGATTTGATGGCAATTTCAGATAAACTTGTAAAGAAACAAGGTGGTCTTTTAGAGTTTAGTGAAACATATAAACCGTTTCATTATCCTTGGGCTGTTGAAATTACAACAAGACATGAAAAGGCTCATTGGATTGAAGATGAACTTGATTTGTCTGAAGACGTAGCAGATTGGAAAGGTGGAAAGATTACACCGGTTGAGAAAGATTATATTACAAATGTATTAAGACTGTTTACACAATCAGATGTAGCAGTAGGTCAAAACTATTACGACCAATTTATTCCTAAGTTTAAGAATAATGAAATTCGTAATATGTTAGGATCGTTTGCTGCTCGAGAAGGTATTCATCAAAGAGCTTATGCATTGTTGAATGAAACACTAGGTTTGCCTGATTCTGAATATCATGCATTCTTGGAATATTCTGAAATGGCAGATAAGATTGATTATATGAGAAAGGCAGACAATGCAACATTACGTGGTCTTGGTCTTGCTTTAGCAAAATCTGTATTTAACGAAGGTGTTGCTTTATTTGCTTCTTTCGTTATGTTACTTAACTTTCAACGTTTCGGTAAAATGAAAGGTATGGGTAAAGTAGTTGAATGGAGTATACGAGACGAATCAATTCACGTTGAAGGTAACTCTAAATTGTTTAAAGCATTTGTAAAAGAACATAGTCGTGTTGTTGACGATGAGTTCAAAAAAGAAATTTATGAAATGTCAAAAGACATTGTAAATCTTGAAGATAAGTTCATTGACCTTGCCTACGAGATGGGTGAAATTGATGGTCTGGAAAAATCCGAAGTAAAACAATATATAAGGTATATAACAGACAGAAGATTATTACAGTTAGGCATGAAAACTAATTTCAAGGTTAAAGAAAATCCATTACCTTGGTTAGAATGGGTACTGAATGGTGCCGACCATACAAACTTCTTTGAAAATCGTGTAACCGAATATGAGGTTGCTGGATTATCAGGAAACTGGGATGATGCCTACGCAGCTTAAGGCGTAGAAATGATAAACAAGAAATACTTTCAAGACGTAGTTGATACTCTCAAAAAAGAAGGCAAGTATCGAGTCTTTAACGACATTGTAAGGGAGAGGGGAAACTTTCCTAAAGCAACATGGTATTCTAAATATTCACCTAAGACAATTGTCAATTGGTGTTCTAATGATTACTTATGTCAAGGACAAAACAAGTATGTCATCGATGCGATGGCAACTGCGTTAGAGAAAACAGGAAGTGGTAGTGGGGGTACTCGCAATATCGGCGGTACCTCTCATTATCATGTTACTCTTGAAAATGTTTTAGCTGACCTTCATCAAAAAGAAAAAGGTTTATTATTTACTTCTGCCTATGTTGCTAATGAATGGACATTAATTGCACTAAGTCGTATTATACCAAATATTTGTTTTATATCTGATAATAAAAATCATGCTTCAATGATTATGGGTATTAAACATTCTCGAGCAGATAAAATTATTTGGGAACATAATAACATGGACGATCTTGAGCTTGCATTACAAACAGCGCAAATGAATAATCAAGTTCCGTGTATTGTATTTGAATCCGTATATAGTATGGATGGAGATGTTGCACCAATTAAAGAAGTATGTGATCTTGCTGATAAGTATAATGCAATTACATATATTGATGAAGTTCATGCAGTAGGACTTTATGGTGACACAGGAGCTGGGTACTGCGAAAAGTTAGGACTCTCCGATAGAGTAGATATTATAAATGGAACACTTGGAAAGGCGTTTGGTTGTCACGGTGGTTATATTGCTGGTGATAGTATTGTCCTCGATGCTATTAGGTCTGTAGCTTCAGGGTTTATCTTTACGACAAGTTTAAGTCCTGTTATGTGTGCAGGAGCAATTGCTTCAATTCGTTATTTAAAAGAACATAATGAATTAAGAGAACAACATCAAGAACGAGCAAACACACTAAGAAAGTTATTTGAAGAAAATGAAATAGAATTACACCAAAATAGTTGTACTCATATATTACCTGTTATGGTAAGAGATGCAAAGAAATGCAAAATTATGTCAGATAAGTTGTTAAACGATTATGGAATATATGTTCAGCCTATTAATTACCCAACAGTCGATGTGGGTTCAGAGCGGCTTAGAATTACACCAACTCCACTTCACACCAATGGTATGATGGAAAATTTAGTTCTTGCTCTGAAAGAAACATTTAGAGAAATAACATGAAGTGGTTAACATTATTTACATCATTATCACTCGCAGGAACAGCTGCGTATTTTAGTATTATAGGACTGATGACAATATTCAGTGGTGCTGCTTTATCAATTGCTTTCATGGCAAGTATATTAGAATTTGGTAAAGTTGTATCAGCAGCCTGGCTCCATTATGAATGGGACAGAATCAATAATTTAGTCCGAGCATATTTCACCACCGCTGTCGTGGTACTTATGTTAATTACAAGTATGGGTATATTTGGATTCCTTTCTAAAGCTCATATTGACAGTGCAGTCACATCAGATAGTTACTCTCTTGAAGCAAGTATTGTTGACAAGAGGTTAGAAGGTAAGCAATTACAATTGGACAATCTTACAGGAAGATTAGAAAATTTAGATTATGTATTACAAACAAGTAAACCTGAAGATCGTAATTATGTGAACCGAGTACAAACAGAAGAAAGAAATAATATCAATGCTGATATAGATATATTGGTTGGAGAGATTGTTTCTTTAAACGAACAGAAGATGCCTATTCAGAGATTACAATTAGAACAAGAAGCTGAACTAGGTCCTGTAAAATATATTGCTGATATGATATACGGTGAAGAAGCAGAGTCAATGTATGATAATGCTGTTCGTTGGGTTATCTTAACTATCATCTTTGTATTTGACCCTCTTGCGATTATGTTGTTGATTGTATCAACTGCAGCATTCAAAAGAGACCGCGAACGTCCTGCTACACCTTTAGTTGATGAAGCCCAAGTAATGAACATGGAAGTCGAAGAAAAGCGCAGCGGATTAACAACAACATTAAATAGAAGAAAAATATGAATATAAAAAAATTATTGTGGGGTGGATTAGGATTTTTAAGTTTAGGAGTTGCTTACATTGGTGTAGTGATGCCAGGTATTCCTTTTAGTATTCCTGCCGTATTCGCAGCGTATTGCTTTGCTAAGAGTTCAGATAGAATGCATACTTGGTTATACAATCATAAACTGTTTGGTCCGTTTTTAACAAATTGGGAAACCAAAAAGGTATTTCCAAGAAAAGCAAAATACACAATGTTAGGCTTTATGGCATTTGCCTTATTACTGATGATTGTGTTCACAGGTAATTGGAAAGCAATAATGTATTCTGGTTCCTTTATGGCATTTGGTGCATACTGGGGCTTTAGATTTCCAGACACACCGGAAGAATATGACCGTAGAATAAAAGCTGGAGAGAAAATAGGTTTATTTAAATAAATAGATATATGAGTGGAGATAACGATAAACTACCGTTCGATAAAGACGGACACATAGACTATCATAAATGGATGCGCATTAATGCATTCGTTAAAAAGTTACATGATATGCATTATCTTGAGCAAGAACGTAGAGCATACGAACAACAGAAAGCCTGGCTTGAAAGAAGAAACGATATGTTACAAGATTTGGATATAATTGACAAAGTAGTAGATATGATGGACGAATATCCGGAAGCAGAAAACGTTATTAATAAAATATTGAGAAGATTAGATAATGACAAAAAGTACTGAGGAGAAAATCCTCCAGGCGGTTAACCTTTCACCTGATGAATCAATTGTTGAAAAGTTAACTGAAATTCATCCAATGAAACAAGCAGCATACGCAAGTGTGATACAACTTTGTGTATTTGGATTTATGCTGTTGTCCTTTTGGACAATACATCAATTTGTGTAGGAGAACTATAATATGGCAATGATATACGAAAGCCCAGATAAGGGCAAGACTGTTTATGCTAGGGAAATAGGCGCTCCAATTGCTGACAGGAAACAAATTAAGCCAAGCGCCGTAGAGGACGCAGCTGATGCAATGGCAGCAGGAGCATACAACGATAGAGTTCGTCGAGAAAAAGGACGAGTTCAATAAAGATTTTATTTTGGCGTGTTCAATAGGACTTAACATTGGATTCCTAATTGGACTTTTATACATTTAGAGGTAATTATGAAAAGTGAATATGTTGTGGTAGATACGATATCTGTTTTTAAACAAAGATATGTTGTACCCAAGAGCGAAATGCAAGCTTGGAACGAAGAAGTTAAATTAACTGATAAGCTTGCTAAAGAATGGGCGTCTGACGCTGTGACGACTGAAGAAGTAAAAGAATTCAGTCAAAGATGGTTAGGTGAAACAATTACAAATGTGGATTTAGTTGATACTGAAAAGGTATTACAATTATTCGCAGAAGATAATTCTCCTGAGATTTTTAAAGAATGGTCTCAAGCTAAGATATTAGACTTCATTAATAAATGGAAAGAAGAAACACCCAAGCCGTGATTTACATTTATGGAACAAGATCTTGCGCATTCTGCGACAAGGCAAAGCAATATGCAGAAAAATGGTATGGAGAGTATAAATTCCTTGACATTGGAATGAAAAAGTATTATAATATACTCCGTGAACAGAATATAAGTACAAATGTTATTCCTCAAATATTCGAAGACGATAACTATATCGGTACTTATTACGACTTTATTAAATCAAATCAATATAGGATGAGTGAAATCTAAATCATGTTAGACGAAAGAATCAATAAAATTTATCAAAAAGAACTTGCACGACAAAAAGGAACTATTGAATTAATCGCTTCAGAGAACTTTGCTTCAAAGGCGGTAATGAAAATGTGTGGTTCTGAATTTACAAACAAATATGCAGAAGGTTATCCCGGAGCACGTTATTATAATGGTTGTGAATTCATGGATGAAATAGAAACAATCGCAATTGACCAACTAAAAGAATTATACAGTTGTGAATTTGCGAATGTTCAACCACATAGTGGAGCAAACGCAAACCTTGCGATTATGAAAGCATTCCTTGAACCCGGTGATACAATTCTTGGAATGGATTTAGCAAGCGGTGGTCATTTAACTCATGGTGCTCCTGTCACTATCTCAGGTAAGTGGTTCAATTCATATACTTATGGTGTTGATGAATGGGGTATGATTGATTACGATGAAGTCGAAAGATTAGCACAAGAACATAAACCTAAAATGTTAATCGCAGGTGCCTCTGCATATCCAAGACAAATTGATTGGGAAAGAATGAAATATATTGCTATGTCAGTTGAAGCTTACTTAATGGTTGATATGGCTCACTATTCAGGTTTGATTGCTGGTGGTGTATATGATAGTCCTGTACCTTATGCTGATTTCGTTACTTCTACAACTCATAAAACACTTCGTGGTCCTCGTGGTGGAATTATCCTATGGAATAACCCAGACTATACAAGAAAGATTAATGGTGCAGTATTCCCAGGAACACAAGGTGGTCCATTAATGAATATTATCGCAGCAAAGGCACAAGCATTTATTGAAGCAAATACTCCAGAGTTTAAAGAATACTCTGCTCAAGTTGTGAGTAACGCAAAGGCATTTGCTGAAACATTAAATAAAGCAAAAACATTGGAAGTATTGACAGGCGGAACTGATTCGCATATCATTCTTGTTAGTTTAGTTCAATCTGAATTAAGTGGAAGACAAGCTGCCGATACATTAGAGATGCATGGAATTACCTGTAATAAAAATGGTATTCCAAATGATCCGAGAAACTTTAAAGAAACAAGCGGTATTCGTTTAGGTACCGCAGCTGAAACAACAAGAGGCTATAAAGAACAAGATTTCATTAACTTGGGGGAAAGAATTGTTGATATATTAGAGGACCCAACAAAATGGAAATGATTGGACAATTAGGATTACTTGCCGTATTCTTATGTCCTATGGTATTTGGTGGAATTACTACCTACTTTTGTCTTAAAGCACAAGAACCAATTACAGAACAAGTTTGGAAAGAATGGAGAGAAGATCCTGAGTTCCAAAAACAAAAAGTAACAAGCAGTATTAATTATAACGAATAGGAGAATATTATGGCATTAAAAATCGGCGCATATTCAAATGTTCACGAAGGAATTAAGAAAGGTACTTCAATTGGTAAACGTCCAAAGTCAATGGCGACTATGAACAAATCAAAGAAAAGATCTTTCAAAAGGTATCGTGGACAAGGGAAATAGAACTTGTATTATATTAGGTAATGGTGAATCTCGTATGGGAGTCAATTACCGAAAAGAATATCCTGACGCATTTGTGTACGGGTGTAATGGCGCATATAAAGAAAAGCCTGATGCATTAGTTTGTGTTGATGTATATATGCAGCATCTAATTTATAAGTCAGGATATTGTAAAGAAAATCTTTGTTACTTTTCCGAATGGGAAACTCTTCCCGGTGACGAAGGTTATAACTTAGCAAAACAATTAGGCAAGCCTGTTATTTCAAATGACAGAGAAGATCGTCAAACTTGTGTCGTATCAGGTTCTGATGAATTTACATATGTTACTTGGACAGATGATGAAGACATGGTTAAGACAATGCCTGAAATGCAAATCAGTTCTGGCTCAAGAGCATTATTAAGAGCATGTGAATCTGGTTGGTTCAATGAAATTATACTATTAGGATTTGATGGTATAGGAGCAGAGAACATATATCAGAATCACGAAGGATATGAAAAGTCAACACCAAGAGCTGAATGGGCAAGAGAAAGAATGGAAATCATGACAGCTCATAGAGATATACTTTACGTTCAGAAATGATTTATAATAGATTAGAATCAGCGGCATACGGAGAAGGAAGAAAGTACTTCAAGTGGTGGGTCCGCGTATGGTGTAATCGCAATAAATAAAGTATTAGGAGATTATAATTATGTATGAGTATAAAGCAAAATTAATTAAAGTAGTAGACGGAGATACCGTAGATGTCGATATTGACTTGGGGTTTGGTGTTTGGCTTCGTAGCGAGCGTGTTCGCATTATGGGTATTGATACACCAGAGTCTAGAACGAGCAACAAGGTTGAAAAACTTTTTGGACTTGCGGCAAAGAAAAGATTAAAAGAACTACTGAAATCTGATGTGGTATTAAAAACATTTAAAGGACGAGGAGGAGAAGATGCAAAGGGCAAGTTTGGTCGTATCCTTGGTGACTTTAATGTATATTATCATGCTGATGATCGTGTCTGTCGAGTAACTGAAATCATGGTCAAAGAAGGTCATGCAGTTGAATACCACGGTGGAAGTAAGGATGATGTTGAAAAACAACATTTAGAGAATCGTAAAAGGATTCTTTCCGAAGGACTTATCAACGAAGATACATATAATAAGTATGTAGCTTCTGGTAAATATGATTGACATATTTGCATATTTCAATAATCCTTTTATTTGTCATTCCTGTCGCGTCATGGTATGCGGCTGTATGGATGACTGATTATTTTGATGGTAAAAAATAATGAAATTAACTATTGACATTCTGAATGAACTATAGTATAATATACGGTATATGAGATATAATAATAAGAACGGAGGATTGTCTGTCGACTTAACACCTAGACCTAGACATCCTAAAGATAAAAGACCACCTACAGCAATGCCATTTGATGTAGGGTTGAGAAAGTTTAGAAAGAATGTTGAAAAAGCAGGAGTTCTAAAGGATCTGAGAAATAAAGAATTTTACGAAAAGCCTACAGCAAAACGTAAAAGGAAAAAAGCTGAAGCCATAAAAAGACATCAGAAAAGAATCGCAATGGAAAACAGATCTTTTTCAGCAAGAGGACAAAGAAATTACAGATAAACTATTGACATTCTTATATTAATAGATTATAATATAATTTGAGACGGTGGGAATAGACCATGACGGCGAGATGGAATCACGGAGTTAATAGCTCTACCATTTAGGACCCACGACGGTTACTGAGTTCGGGAGCAACTCCTGAAGCACCGACCGATATACCGAGCGACGTAAGTTTCGAGGTATGTCAACTGAGTGTGGACGAAACGCCAAAGAACCGACCACTGTCTCCTCTTTTTTGAATGGATTTTATATTATGGGATTAGTACGTGGAATGTCAACGCTTAACACTCGTAAGCGTAAAGTAAAAATCACAAAGGCCAAGTTAGCTCAATACGAGCTTGATTGGCGCGCACACAATCGTACCATGAAATCAAAAGGTCTTCATGAGTTGCGATACGAAACCTTGGATGAATATATAAATTACTGTTTAGGTAAAACAAAAATCACCAAGGAGTTCAAACCTTACAAACCAAACACTTCTTATCAAAGAACCACTCCAAACTATCCTAGTATGGAAATATCTTCTAGGTCAGGTGGTAGTGGAACTAAGAAAGAATCACCTAAATATACAGGAACACTGATTAAAGGTATTGCTACAATGCATAAATCAAATGCAGTTCCTATAATTAACCAAAAACAAGCTGAAGAAATATCTAGGATGGCAAGATGACACTATATTACGACTTTAACTTTGAAATCGACCGCGAAGGATTAAGGTTAACCGATAAACACAGAGAAGATAAAGACTTTAATCAAGTCGACATCGACAGGACTCCATTAAAAGTTGGAGATACATTTGTTTTAGAATTAGACGTGGATCGCTGTATGTTCTTTCGTAGGACAGGCAATCAATTTACAGACGATAAACAATTGGAGTTAAATTTTGAGTAAGAACGATATCACAGGAGATAACCTAACAAGTAAAGCTCCAAACAAAGCGTATGACGATGGTTGGGATCGTATCTTTGGTAAAAAGAAAAAAGAATTAAAGCCGTATAGCAATGATGGCAATAGTGCTGAACATGTTGAGGTACGAGCTAATTGGTACGGAGAGGCTGATGTTGATGAAGATGCAGAATTAAGTTCTGAGTTTGCTCATCCTGCTTATACAAGATACCCTCATCTTAAAGACCAAAAGATGAAACAAAAAGCAATGACTGAATTAAATTATGATGGCAACGAAGATCGTGGTCGTTACGGAGAAGATGAATCGAATGATTGAACCTTGGAAAATTATACAACAGTTAGAATCTGATAACGGAAAGCTTTTCAAAGAAGACGTTATTAGAGCTAATATTGATAATACGGAATTCGTAGCAGGATTAAGATTAGGACTTGATAATATGGTAACCTTTGGTGTTGCTCAAGTTCCTATTAAAAAGGATCCAACAGGAGAAGGTATTCGTCCTGAAGATTTCGTCAAGGTTGCTTCTCAACTTGAAAATAGAACATTAACAGGTCATGCTGCTCGAGATGCTATTCTTGTATTAATGGCAAAAGCAACACAAGAACAATGGAATGATTGGTATCGTAGAATCTTAATTAAAGACTTTAGAGCAGGTTTCTCTGTAAGTACAGTCAATAAGGCAGCAAAAGGTACCATCCCTGTATTCAAGTGTATGCTTGCCCACAGCGGAGATAACAATCCTAAAAAGATTACAGGAGACTGTGTTGTAGAATATAAGTACGATGGTGTAAGAGCAATCGTAATTGTTAAAAACGATACTGCTACCATTTATTCTCGTAACGGAAAACAATTAACTAACTTTCCACATATAGAAGAAGCATTCAGTCATAAGATGTTTAATAACCTTGTCTTTGATGGTGAAGTAATGTCAGCCGATTTTCAATCACTAATGAAACAAGTACACAGAAAGGAAGGTGCTGAAACTCAAGATGCTTACTTTGCATTATTTGATTTTCTACCTATTGATGAGTTCAGAACAGGAAGTGGTACATTACCTCTTATTAAAAGAAAAGAACTCTTAAAAGGATTTGAA